TACTGATCGGTCACCAGGATGTAGTTGATCAGTCCCGTCGTGCCGGAAGTATTGGCTCCGTAAAACGTAGCTCCCCGGCTGCTGACGTAGCTGTTAAAAGATGTGGGGATGGAGTGGCACTGCAGTCCGTTCACCGCCGTCACTGCCGTGGACGTTCCTACCGACACGACATTCGTCGCGGACGTGGCGGAGTTCCAGAACGTGGCATTGCACAGTCCGGGAGGCACGGTGAACAGCGGAACGGTGGAGTTATTTGCCACTGAGATCTGTCCCATTACGTAGGTCACAAGCCCCCTAGACTTTTTCCAGGATCCACTTGACATCCTGGCTGAACTCGCGCTTGACCCGGGCTACGGTGTGCGCCAGGTGCTTTTCCCGCCATTCCTGGTAGGCGGCGAGATCGGAAGCTCCGCTGGACTGCTCGGCCTCGATGTACGTACTGTCCCGTTCGGTTCCCGGGCTGACGGTGTAGTGCAGATGCTCAATGACCGCCTCGGGGACGTAGCGGAGCATGTCCGTGCGCCTGCCCAGCTCGCTGATGGCGTTATCGCAGTAGAAGTGCTTCACTACCGGAAGGGCGAACCAGCCGAGGAACTTCACGAGGTCACTGGAGACCGCCCAGATCTCCGGGAAGCCGCTGCGGCGCTTGTCGTCGGGGAATACCCACCCGGTGCCCCCCATGGCTTCCAGGGCGTCCATGAGCGCCTTATCCCACTTCGGGGTAGTGAACAGGTGGTCATCGCCGACCGTCATGATGGCGTCGAAATCATCCGCGTGCGCCAGGGCGATCTTGTTGAAGATCCCGACGAGAGTATCCCGGGGGGAAAGGACACAGTGCGTGGTGCCGCCCCAGTCCATGTCCTCATAGGAATCGTCATCGTCGTCGGTGACGAACAGCAGGACGGTCTCATCAGCGGGCTCGCTGGCCTCGAAAGACTTGATCAGCCGGGCTGCCTGTTCCCGGCGCTTGCGGGTGGGTACCATGACGAGCAGGGACTTCATGCATTCCTCTCGATCAGCGGCATGGAAAGCCGCACGGTGTCAGACTCGTAGGCTTCCCCGGACCGGGGGCCTTTCGTGAAAACCAGGACCCTGGTATCTTCCAGTGCTTTCCAGGCATGCGGGATGCCGGGCTTCTCGGTGACGAGATCACCCGCGACATGTTCTTTGCGGTACTGCTCGCCGTCATCCCCCTGGACCATGAGCATTCTCCCGGAGACAATATACGTCCACTGGGTGGTCTGGTAATGGATGTGGTTACCCCGGACGGATCCGGCGACGGTAAAGATTTCCGTCACGGCATCAACGGGACCAAGAAGGTCCTGGATGACGCCGCGTTCGTCTTCAAAGCGGTCAGTCAACGATCCTCGCCTCGGGAAGGGGGATGATGAACTTGCCCTTGTAGCCTTTTCCGCGAAGCTTCGGGATCAGGTCATGCGCGAGATGCCAGGACAGCAGGAGTGCATACTGGGGCTGCTTCTCGAAGAGCTTCTTCTCGTCAACGACCGGGATTTCCGTGCCGGGAATGCATGTCCCGATCTTCTCACTGGAAGAGACCTCGCAGACATATTCCAGGAAGCCCGCGATGCCCGCGTAATTGATCAGCGGGGTGGCGCGGGTAGTTGCCCCGATACCGCAGATGCTCCAGCCATCCCGCCATAGCGGCTGCATCAGGTCGAACAGGGCGTTCCGGGCTTTCCAGGCGCGGGAAGCAAGGTTTCCCTGCTCCTTCACCGCCCAGATGCGGAACGACCCGCCGTGGGTGGGGATCTTCTCGATGTTCTCGATGATCAGCCCGTGAAAGGCGAGCAGCCGGGAGAGAGAGGCGATGGAGTAGTAGCGGAGGTGCTCATGGTAGACGGTATCGATCTGCATCCCGTTTGCGATCGATGCCCAGTCATGGTTCTCGGTGACGAACAAGCCGTCGTCGGCAAGAAGGGTTACCATTCCCGTGAGGAAGTCATGCGGGTCCGGAACATGCGCTAGCACATTTGTTGCGGTAATGACCCTCGCAGGACCTGCGTAGCCCAGGATGTCTTTCGCGACCTCGGAAGTGAAAAACTGCTGCCAGGTCGTGAGATCCTGCTTACGGCATTTTGCTGCCTGGTTCGTTGGCTCTACCGCTATACGGCGAAGCGTTTCCGGCAGCGACAGCAGGAAAGTCCCGTCGTTAGCCCCGATATCCACGACAAGATCTTCCATGCACAGCCAGGGCTTGATCTTCTCCGCCAGCTGCGCGAAATGATCCCGCATCGCCTTCGTGTTGCCGGTGGCGTAGGGATGATCCGGGGGGAACATCTCATGCTGATCGGGGATGTAGCTCAGCTGGACGAGCGTGCACTGCGTGCACTTGACTAGCTTCAGCGGGTATCTCTGCCCGTTGTCATGCTCAGCGAGAGGCTGCATGCCCATATCCAGGACGGGAACCATGTCCCGCTCCCCGCAGGAACCGCAGCGGGGGATTTCAGCCATTCGCGCGGTACCACGATCCGGTACGGGCGACGCCTTCCTCAAAGGTCACCTTAGGACCGGTCCAGCCCAGCGCGGTGATCTTCGAGATATCCGGGCACCTTCTCGGGGGGCTGCCCTGCGGGAGCTTGCCGGGAATGACCTTGATCTCCAGGTCATAGCACCACCAGGCTACCTCGTGAGCCACCTCAGAGATGGTGCGCTCTTCCAGGGTGCCCATGTGGTAGACGTTCATGTGCTCGCCAGAATCGAGCAGGGTGATGAACTGGTCTATGCAGTCATCAATGTAGCAGAAACTGCGAGTCTCCTGACCGGAACCCTGGATCGGGAAGGGGATGATCCCGTCGTGATCCTGGACCAGGGAGTTCAGCCGGATGCAGAATTCCGGGATGACATGTTCCCTGCCCATATCAGGACCGTAGATGTTATGCGGCCTGGTGATGATGAGCCTGTCAAGGATGCCGGTCCGCGCCCAGGCGAGGGACATGATCTCACTCGCGATCTTCCCGCCGCCGTAGGAATAACGGGGGTTGAGGACATCCGGCACTACGAGCGGAATGTCCTCCGGCGTGGGCACTTGCGGCGCCACCTGGTACGCCTCCGAGGAGGAGACCAGCAGAAGCTCCGCGCATCCTGTTGCTTCGCACGCCGCAAGGACATTAAGCATCCCCCTCATTGCCACGTCGAGCACCTGACGGGGCTCAGCGTAGAAAGTCTGGGTTCCCTGGAGATAAGCCAGGTGCACGACGGAATCGCATCCGTGCATTGCCGCGCGGACGTTCTTCTCATCGCGGACATCGCCCTGGAAGATCGTGACGGGAACGCCCTTGAGACGTCCTGCCTGACCCCTGGACATGTCATCGAGGACATTTACCTCGCTCCCGAGGGAAACGAGCTTCTTCACGAGATTGCTCCCGATGAAGCCCGCTCCCCCGGTTACGAGATACTTCTTCCTGCCATTTCCCATAACGGGAATGATAGCAGAAACTAAACCACGCCCGCCGACACCCGGAGCTGCCCGGGATAGACAACGGCGGTGGTGACGGTAGAACTCGCGGCGTGGTCGTAGAGAAGTCCTGTCGAGACGGTGACGGCAGTTGCCGTCGTGCCTGCGACAGTCGCTACTTCCTGCCCCTTGCCGGTATTGCCGATAATCAGCGTGGTACCTGCGGGCATGTTGACGGTGCTGCCCAGCGTGAATGACGTCGCCCCGGCGGCTAGCGCCACGGCGGTGAGCGTGTTGCTCACCGTTCCCGGTGCCACGTTCGAGCAGGCGTACAGCGTCGTGGTGGCATTCTGGAATTCCACCGGACGAGAACCTGCCGGAATGGGGAAGCCGTTGAACGGGGTTACCGGGGACTGCCCCACCCAGATGATGTTGCTGCCCTCGTTGTACAGGCGTACCGTCGAGGGGGCATTCGGCGTCGGGGTGAAGATCCACGTGGGAATCGGGTTGGTATTGACGTGCTGGTCGTTCCCTGGACCGAGATTGGGCATGCTGTCCTCCTTAAAAGAGTCTCAGGGGGACTTAGATCACCGAGACGACGCTGCCCTGCCCGACAACCAGGGTGGCTGCCGAGACGCAGGTCGCGTAGATCTGGGTGCTGGCTGCCACCGGTCCCTGGAGAACCAGGGTCGATCCGGAGGGAATCCCGAAGGCTACCGAGGGGGTGGGTGCAGATGCGGTTGCCACGAAAATCGTGAACGCGGTACCCGAACTCGTGTTGGCGTTAGTCAGGACCAGATCCCGGAAGCCTGTATTCGTGCTGGGCACCGAGTAGCAGGTGGTGGTTCCGCCTGCCGCGATAGTAGCGGTGGTCAGCGGAGTTGCTGCGAGAGGCATACATTCTCCTTTTCTGAGTATGCCTCCCCGGAGGGAGGTTAATCCCTCCGGGGAATTCCGTATGCCTTAACTGAAAGGCGTAACGTCCGAAACCTGCAGTCCCTGCAGAATTCCGCTGTAGAAAGGCGCGTGAGCAACCAGGGAGCCCAGCAGGAAAATGCTGTAGCGGAAGGTCGCGTCGATAACAGGCCATGCGACAGACACGTAGTCTTGGACTACGGTCATCTCCCAGGCGTTATCGACATGGCTCCAGGTCTGCGGCAACTGGTAGCTCATCAGCAGCGCAGTTCCCTGGCTCATCCACGGGTGGACGGTAAGCTTGACCGTAGAGCGGGTAACAGGGTTGACGAATTCCGCGACGGCTGCACCGGCACGAATTCCGGAAATCTGATCCTGGCTGATGTTGAGCAGGTAGTTGAGGCTGTTTCCCTGCAGCAGCATGTCATTTGCCAGCCGCATGAGGTCACCGCCGTCAGCGACGATCTCAGACGGGTCAGCCTTGTAAACGCCAGGGCTGACATTGTTCATGCCATTGTTCTCCCACATTGCGTCAAGCGCCGTGAAAATGGCATTAGTGGAAAGGTGAGTTCCCACGCTGGAGTTGACGTAGCCGCCCTTCCAGACATTGCTCGATCCGCCGAATCCGACGTTCGAGTAAGGTCCGGAGCCGGTTGCGGAAAGACCGGTCAGGGTGGGGATGAGCCCCTCCATCCGGTTGGAGCTTCCGGTGCCGGTGTCCACGGTGGTGGGGTTGCAGTTCGTGGTGTTCGAACCGGGTCCCGAGGCGTTGGAAGTGGTCGCGACCGGACCCTGCACGGTGAAGCGCAGCCCGCCGATGGAGTTCGCGGTCTGGGTGCCCTGGAAGGTGGTGTTTCCGGCGGTGCCGGTACCGGACTGCACGGAGGTACCCGCCTGCAGGAAGTAGGTGCCCGCGTTGGTGGTCATGTACAGGTTGTACTGCTGAGCGCCAGGAACGGGGCTAATCGTGACATCTACGACCTGCCCTGCGGAAATGGCGACAGCGGAACCGATCGCGGCAGAGGCAATGCTCTCCCCGAAGTAATTCAGGGCGGAGACCTTGAAGTTCACGTTGGTGGTGAACCCGGTGATAGCGGTCTCATTCGAGCCTGCGGTACGGGCGGTTGCGGTGGGAGCAGCGGGGGTCGCCAGGTTCTGCGAACTTCCCGCGATCATCTGGTATTCCTCACCGAGCATCATCTCCTGGAGAAGCACCAGGTTTGCCAGCGCGGAAATGTCCTCGAATCCCTGGGATTCGAACTGGGCGAGCCACGAGAGCGACTCACTCAGCCCGAAGAACCGGTAAGGCACATTGAGCTTGTACTCAGTCTGCGTCCCGGTCTTGGGAATGTTGAGAGGCCACGTTGCCGTGGTGCTCAGCTGACCTCCGCTGGTGACCAGCTCGGGGATCGAGATGTCAATGACACCCTGACCGCCGGTCTGGGAACCGGAGATTCCGAGCAGCCCGTAGACCTGCCGGGAAGCGCCCTGTCCTGCCGGACGGGGGAACTTATTCCGGAACAGGGTGTAAACCGGGTAGATCAAGCGGCTCGGGGCGAGCAGGTCAAACGGAACGAGTCCGTAAGGAACACCCGCAGTGCCCATGTTGGTTGCGGTGAAAGACTTGCTGATCTCCGCGCTCATTGCCTTGCGCATCATGGAGTCACGCGATGCCATGGAGCGGATGCCCCCGGTCTCGCGCTGTCCCCAGAAGTCCGGGCTGATTCTGCCCATGACGTTCTCGGTCTCCCAGGCGCCCTCATAGGTGGCTGCCCGGACGTCCATGATCGCCTGGTGGCTCTTGGTCATGATGTCACGGTTGTGCGTTCCCTCAGACAGGGGGACGCCATTGTTGGTCACATGACCGACGCCCTTGACCAGGGACTTGGCGAGGGACGTAGCAGTCGCCTCGTAGTTGGACCGGCGCGCTACGCGCTCGGCTGCCGAGCTTGCCCTACCAAGGGGCGCATTACCCATTCCGGGGGCTGCGATTCCCTCGTCGGTGACGATATCCGCCACAGTATCTCCTTATGTTCGGAGCGGAAAATTACTCAGTGAATCCGTACTTATCGAGTTCCGCCCGCGCAGCTTCCCGCTCGAAGGGGTTCTCGGAAGTGCGCCAGGTACGGTACGCCTGGCGCATGTGGTTTACCTGAGTACGCTCCGCGTTCTCAGCTACCGTGACGGCGCCCGCCGGGCGCGCGTTCTTGTTGAATGTAAGACCAGCCCAGGAGGCGGTCTTGGGGTCAGGGAGATTAGCAGCAGCCTCCCAGCGGGCTTCCTGCTCGCTGATCGTCTTGTCCTGCTTCTCGATCTTCTCCAGCAGCGGGGCGATTGCCGCCTGTACTGCATTCTTGATGATGTCAGGGTCAATCACGGGACTCTCCGCGACTTCGCTCTTGACGACCTGAGGCGCGCTGCTCTTGATGACCTCGCCCGGGGTGACCCACGGACCGAGACCCATCTTCGCCCGTGCCTCGTCAATGGACATGATGCCCTTCTCGACGGCATCGACAAGCAGTTCCTGAGACTTCTGGGAACGCATCCTGCCGAGCTTGGCGCGAGCCTCATCGACGGTGAGCTTGCCGGAGAGGACCTTCCTGGCGAGCTTCTTGCGAGCGCCCTTCTCGATGGTCTCGTCGGTGAACTCATTACCGGAAAGAGCAGCGGTCATTTCCTTCTCTGCGACCGGCTCCGGCTTGGCGTCTTCCGCCTTGCCCGCGATGGCAGGGACCGGAGGCTTCTGATCGACGCGGTAAGCGTCCTGCTCAATCATCGGGCAGCCCTGCGGGAACTGGTGCTGCAGGTGATCGTGCATCATCACCAGTGCCCGGCGGGCATTGTCCTTCTCCATGTGCGCGTAGGTCAGGGAAGTGGGCACGCCCTGCTCGGAGGGATATTCGAAGCTGCCCTTCATGAATGAGGGAGACGGGGACTGGTGCCCTGCGCTCAGCGGAGGCCTTCCGAAAGAATGCGCGTTCGGCGGGGAATCCGGGATCTTCGCAGAAGTATTCGGACCGTCATAGCCGGGGGAGGTAGCCGCATGCCCCTCGGTAATGCAGGGACGGTGGAACTTGCCGGGAGACATCGAGCCGGGAGACGGTGCCGAAGACGGCCCGGGGTTGGCGTCGCGGAATGCCTTGTGCAGCTTCAGCCGGTAATCGTTGAGGTCCGCCATGTCCGCGTTCTTCAGTGCGGTAACCGCGCGCCAGATCTCGGTCATCGCCATGGCGCTCTCAACAGGACCGGTAGCCGCGTCCACCGCCTTGCGCATCCACAGGTCCTCATCGAGAACCGTCTCGAAACTGGCGAACGGGTGGTACTTCGCTACCTCGTCGGGGTGGAATGCCGGGCAGGTCAGGTCGTGAAGACGCCCGAGATCGGCATCCATTCCGATCGACTTGAAGCGCAGGAGTGCCGCAGTCTCCGGGGACATTCCCGCGCCCTTGTGCTCAGGAGTCGCACGTCCTGCGGGCATCGGGCTGTGCTGGTAGGCACCCGGGTCAGGCATCTCGTCCATGGGAGCGGCCTCGGAAGCGCCGCTGGCGGACTGAGGAGTGCCGGACGGCATGCACTTCTCGGAGTGCGCGTGATCCAGCTTGCAGGAGTCCGCATCGGCGGACTTGCCGGAATCATCGGCGTCACCCTTAGCGTCGTCCTGCATCCACGGAGGCAGCTTCTTGCCCTTCTTGGGCTTCTTCGCCGCCTTCTCCTTTACCTCGGACTCCTTCTCCGGGTCCTTCGTAAGGTCCGGATCGGCTTCCTTTGCGGCGCCGGTCTTGATCATTTCGGGAGCGGCATCTGCCACACTGCCTCCGGCCTTAGTGGAGTCGTCATTATCAGTGAGCGGATTTGCCACACCGAGTTCCTTCGCCCTTCTCGCGATAAGCTTTTTCGCGGCTTCCGCGTCACCGTGACCGGTCGCAGCGAGATGCGCCGCATTGCCCAGGTCGCCTGCATTGGCGATCGGGTAGCTGCCATTGGGGAGCGCATTCCCGGCAGACGCCAGGGAACGCCTCTCGGCAGTGTCCACATTGCGCTTGTAGACCTCTGCCTCTGCGGCGAACAGCGCCTGGGCGGCAAGGTCCTCATAGTGCTGGTCGATGATCTTGGTCTTCAGGATCTTCGCCAGGTCGTTGGGGGTGAACGTGAGGGACATGTCCTCATTGACCGTGACGGAATCACTGCCGTCCGCGACGAGCCCGCCCTTGGCGTATTTGGCGGTAATCTCAGTTCCGGTGAACTTGGCGATCACGTTCTCGTCGCCGAAGACCTTGCCGGTGAATTCCGGGGCTCCTTCGCTGTCCGACTTGACCAGCTGGATACCGCAGGACTTGTTCGCGGGGCGGTCCACCAGGGAGATTTCCACGATCTGCCCTCCGGTGATGATCCCGCCGCGTGCTTTGCCGGTGACGTCCCGCTCGATAGTGGGACGGGCAATGCCCACGGAGTAGGCTCGGAGGGCTCCCTTGGAAACTAGTTTCTTCGCCACGGGCTCGATTACAAGACCCTTTACCCAAGTGGCCCCTGAAGAGTCAGTTTCGGCAGAAACGCCGATACCGGCGGGGTCGCGCTGAGCCGAATGCTGAACCCGGAGGTTCCCTCCGGTGTCGAGCCATTCCTTGATCGCCTTCGAGGAGAAGTCCGGGTGGACAATCTGCTGGTCCGCGTCTACCGAACCGTCAGTTGCCTTCCCGTAAACCAGGATGTCGCCATCTTCCGTGGTCTCCGTCTTCTCGATGGGGAAAGACATGAAGACCTGAGAAGTGACTTCTCCGGCACCGGTAAGGGTTGTTGCCACACGGGCTCCTTCTGTAATACGATTATGCTAATGCCATCTCACGGAAGCACAGCACAATGCCTAAGCCTGCCCCGCGTTTTGAGGAAACAGATGACCTGGAGAACTCCCAGGTCTGCACTATCTGCAAAAAGCGCATGCCGTTCAACGCTTTCCACAAGAACAGCAGGGCTAAATCAGGACTGCAGAGCCGCTGCCGGAACTGCTATCGTGACTGGTACAACGAGCGCTACAAGGAGAACCCCGAGTTCCGCGACAAGAGAAGGGGCCACTTCGGGAAGTTCTACCAGGAGAAGTATCCGAGCCGACGTCAGAAGCATAACGATGACAGGCTGCTCAGGAAGTACGGCATTACCCGCGAGGAATTTGACGTGATGTCAAAGGCCCAGGATGACCTGTGCGCCATCTGCCGCCGTCCTCCGCTGGGAAAGAGCAGGCTTTCCGTGGACCACTGCCACAAATCGCTGGAGATCCGGGGACTACTCTGCGATCCCTGCAATACCGGACTCGGCATGTTTCAGGATAGCCCGGAAATACTCATCACCGCCGCCGCTTACCTGCAGCAGCGAAAGTTATACCACGCTGCGATTTTAAACCATTCCCGCAGGAAATGTCAAATTACCTGCGGTTAAGCTTGCGGGAAACCCATCTGTCTTTCACGACCATCACGTAACCCGCGTCCGTAAAGACGATCCCGTGGCGGAGCTTCGGGTGTATTCCGGCTTTCTCGCAGGCATTGAGGGCAACCGCGAGATCATGCAGGAGAAGCTGCTTCCGCTTCTTACTGATGGTGGGATTCCTTCAGCTTCTCCCATTCAGCGAGGGCTGCCCGGGAAGCCGATATCACCTCGGGATGCACATGCCCGTGCCGTTCCCCGAGATTGCCCTGTGCCCATCTTTTCACCGCATTGAGGGCAGTGGCGATAGCCTGCGATTCCCCCATACCCTGATCTTTCATCAGCACCTGCGCAATATGCTCAATGTAATTGGGCAGCTTCTGCTTGGCGGGAACATGCTTATCGGGGGTATGCCACAGACCCTGGTTCCCCAGCGGAGCAGGAGTAGCAGCGAGAGAGGGAGTCTGCTCGGACTTCTCCGCTTTCGCTTCCCAGCGGTCACAGACGTCCACCACGGTAATCACGCCCCTGACCAGATCACATGTTCCGCTGTCGAGCAGTCCGTATTTCCCCTGCAGATGGAACATAACGCAATTACCGCAGTGACGTTCACGATCACCAAGGCGGTAATGAACGCTCTCCTTGCAGACCTTCTCCATCACTTGTTCCCGGGATCGGAACCCTGATGGATCTGCTTGGTGTGCGTTTCCAGTGCCGCCATGCGATCCCGGGGGCTGATGTTGCCCACGTATGCCAGGACCGGCTGGTTCAGCTTGTAATGCCGCGCCAGGGCTCTGTGATGCCCGTCCACGATGAACGCCCGGTTACTATTCGGCTCCTGCACGAGAACGCTGGGAGAGGTATTGCCTTCTCCCGACCTGATACCCCTCGCGAAGCGGTTCACCGCATCCGGCTGGTGGCTCGCTGCCCACTTGTCCTCGTCGTCGGTGTCAACTCTTTCCCAGGGCACGTTGACGGGACCGATCCAGCGTGCTCTCTTCACCCACTCGATGGCGTCGTTGGGGAAATTCTTCTCCAGCTGGGCGTAGACGTGCCGCCATTCCACCGGGTTGGCGTCAGTGACGTGCTGGGCACCCTTCCCGGCGACGACATTGCTCTCTTCTTCCGGGTCCCAGTGCTGGACCACCGTGGAAGGATCGAACTGCTCAGCGAGCCCCGGCTGGGGAGTCCTGGGCTTCGGGGTCTTCGGACCGGGGGTACCCACGACCGGATGCGGGGCAGATTTGGGCATTCCCTGCATGTCAGGTCCGGGATCATCCGTCCCGCCCTGCGGCCACTTGTCATCATCTTCATCCCCCATATCGGGGAATCTTGATGCGGGGCGGTTGCGGGTCCTTCTCCGGGGGTACTCATCATCAAGGGAGCCCCTCGGGTAGAGACGCGCGCCAGCTGCATCAGCGTGATCCGGGTCACTTCTCGGGGGTTCCCCGCCAGCAGATGATCCTGGAACAGCCCCGGGTCCTGCGTCAGGCCACTCAGAACCGTCAGCCCGGTGCGGATAAGGCCACCGCGAGCCCATGCCCGCTCCGGTACGGTCAGGGTCATCGATGACCAGCCGCTGACCCATCTCGTCCACGACGTTCTGGAGGACTTTGGGGAGGTTAGCCTTGAGATCGACTTCCTTCACCCAGTCATCGCGGAATTTATCAGTGAGATCAAGCTCGCCGATTTCCTTCCTGCGGAACCAGCCGGTCCCCCGGGTCTCATCGGGGGTGCTGCCGTTCAGCTCCGGATGGAAATACTCAGATTCGCACAGGTACAGGTAAACTTGCGTGCCGTCAGGATCGACATGGCTGAAATCCTGGATGCAAGTCAGCTCAGGAAGAACCCCGATCTCCTCGGTAGCCTCCCGGTAAGCGGCGGTATAGCCTGATTCCCCGACGTGGCAGGTACCGCCCGGCATTCCCCAGGAGCCGTCATTACGCTGCTGGAGCAGGTAGCGCCACTTGCCGTCTTCATCTCTCGCCCGGATCAGCAGCCAGGCAACGCGGGAATCATCTTCTGCGGAAGACCCTTCCGGATGCTGGCTCTCGGTCATCCCGCACTCGCAGTTACCCGCCCCGGAATGCATATCCCGGGCGTAGGGGTGATCAAGGTTCTTGCTGATATGTCCCTGCGGGGGCTCGGCGTTAATGCCTGCCGGAAGGGGTATGCAGCGGCAGTTCGGATGAAACGGAGGCTCGCCGCCCTTGAAGATAGAATCGAGCGGGATGATCCCGTCGCTCTTAGCGCTGTCGCAGACATTACAGGTATCGTCAGGTGCTATCGCGAGATGCTTGTGCGTGACCCCGTTATCGCGGTAGCACTGCATTGCCCCGTCGTTCATGGCGCGGGCTACTTCGGTCCTGGCGATCATCTCGCTGCGGGCGATCGAATTCCCGAGCCCGGTCCGGGAAACCTGATCCAGCCAGTGAGACCCTTCGGTATCCAGGAAGTTCTGGAGGTGATCTCCGTAATTCCCGGTCTTTCCCAGGAGCTGACCGGCGGAATCATAGCCGAGCTTCCATGCCTTTTCCCACAGGGGGGTCAGGGTTTCCAGGAAGACTTCCCTCATGGCGTCGGAGATGAGTCCCCGGAGGGTTCCGGCGGTGACCGACATGAACCCCGTAGCCGCATCCTTGCGAATCTGCGAGCCCCTGATCTCGGCGTCCTGGAATGCCTGGGAAATCTGCTCCTTGTACTGCCCTACCAGCCCGAGGTCCTGCTGCCATCCGGGGAACTGCGCCTGGGACTTGATAACCTCATCATCCCATGGCTGGTAAGTGCATCCCTCATCCGGGATTTCCTCATCCCAGTGGAAAGTAACCGGCTGGAGCATTGTCTCCGGAAGATCGCTTTTCGCCTCGATATCCATCGCGCGCTCGATGGCAGTATCGAGCAGGACGCCCTTGGCGACATCTTCCGCGATCCTGGCAAGAGTGCCGTTGGTGATGTGAACCGGCTCCCAGGTGGTAATCTCCCTGCCTTTACGCAGGTGCCTGCGGAGAGCATCGAGTTCAGAAACTGCCGCTGCCTTGTTGCGCAGCCTGCCCTGAGTGGGAGCCTGTCCTTCGCCGCGCTTTCTCGAACCGGCGTTCTGGCTTCTTCCGGCAGTGCCTCCAGTGGAACCCCGCTGAGGGCGCAGCGTACTCGCGACCGCCTGGGCTGCCGCATGCTGGGGAGTGGCGGCAGGATTGGGGCGCGACGGGGAGACCGGCGCGGAGTGAGAGCCGTTCGGCTTGGTTGCCGAGGTGCCCTTCTTCGGCTTGGCGGGACTCTTCTTCCCGGAGGAGGAACTGCTGTTCTGTCCCTGGGTGAGCATCGCCTGGATGAGCTGAGGAGCCTGGGAGAACGGGATGGGACCGTTCTGGGTCATCACGATCGGCTCGGAGGTCTCCGGGAGTCCCCACGGGGGAAGGTCCAGCCGCTCCCTTACCTCATCGATGGAGGCAACGCCGTTCTGAATCTGCTCTACCCCGAGAGAGGTAATTGCCTGCTTGTCTTCTTCATCGATCAGTCCCTCGAACGAGAACTGCAGGTCCCGCTGACCGCAGATTTCCTGGAGGGCGTAGTTGAAGATGCCGGAAATGAACTTCAGTAGCGGCTTGGTGGACTTGCGGGTCTTGAGGTTGCGGCTTTCCTGGCTGGAGAACTTGATGCCGCTGGCGGACGGACCGGTAGGAGATGCTCCCACGTCGGGAATGATCCCGATCTCAGTGGGAAGAACGTCGAACGCCATTGCCACCTGATTCATGACCAGGTAGTCGAAAGAATCGCTGAGGTCCACCGGGCGCTGCGGTTCCACCTTGCTACCGGGGGGCAGTACGACGACTTTCAGGTGGTACGCCGGATCGCCAGCGAGGGCATTGAGGGCGTTCTGCAGCTCACCGATCTGAGTCGGGGTGATATTACTATCGCCGGGCGATATGTAAACAGCAGGAACTGTTCCCTCGGTAAAGTAGTCGAGCTGGAACTCCTGCTTCTGCAGGCCGGAGACGATGGGCAGCAGTGCCCTTTCTACCGGCGGGAACCCGTAGGGGGTTTCCCTCCTCGCGACCAGGGGAGCATACAACATGACATCGGAACGGAACTCATTGACTTCCGCGCCGGAAAGACCTGCCTCATCGACGTCAGTGCCGAATGCCATGGTCATGTAATCGCTGCGGGGAACTCCGTAGAGGAATTGCTGATAAGCAGGGGCGGGAGGCCTCGGGCGCCCGCCGTGCATGTCGATCAAGGGGCGGATAGTGGGTCCGCTCACGAGGTTAATGCTGTCCAGGTCACTGCCGAGGAGTCCCCGTCCGCCCATTCCGAATGACGCCCCGTATTTAGGACGGAAAACGACTGCGAGAGCATCATAGACGAAGATCTCTTCGAGCAGGGCATCGAGGAAAGAGGTAAAGCACCAGAAGTCAGGGTCGGGATGGTTGAAGAACTTGGTGGCTTGCGCCTTGCGCTCCCCGAAATCCCGCATCGCCGCAGTGTCGTCCCGGTATGCCCTGGCGGCATCGGTGGTGAGGGTGATCTCCCAGTTCAGTCCCCGGATTTCGTCCTTGCGCAGCTCGATGCACTGCCTTGCGACGCTGTAGCGGTTGGCGAGAGTGTAGAGCTGGTCGAAAGACGCGAGCTTGAGTCCCTCGGTGCCAGGCGGGGTCGGCAGGTTCCAGCTGGTGCGGTACTGCCACCATCTCGGGTCCGGGAATGTCCCGCCGGGCGGCGGCTCATCAACCGGGACCGGCTGGATCGGGGACATGGGCGCGAATGCGCCATCGGTGAACGTCCTGCTCGGACGCGGAAGAAAGGGACCGTAAGTATTGGCATAGCTGTTGTTCAGGTACATCTCAGCCTGGATCGGGCTGATCCTGCCCATGCCGTTAGACTGCGGAGCGGGCGTGTATCTCGCCCCTCCGGGAACGGACTTGAGCGCGTTGACGATCGCGCTGGCTCGTGCCAAGCAGTGTCCTTTTTATGAAACGGAAAGCTGTCCGCCGACCAGGACGGGTATCTCGGGATTGTCCGTGATCTTGATGTAAATCACGTAGTTCCCGATCCCCAGGTTAATGGTACCGGAAGGCCCCACGAGGCATTTCGCGGAGTACGGGTACAGGACATTCGAGGTATCAGTATCCCATGACCCTGCCACCCAGTCAGTATTCTGCGGGACCTGGGTAGAAGTCGGCATGAAGGCGAACTGGACGGTATCACCGGTCGGATTGTAGGGAATCCCGGATTTCGTCGCGGACACCGGGATGAGCACGTACTCCGTGGACAGGTGATTAAGTCCTATGCTGCTGAAACCCACGTTCCACTCCGTCCAGGGAAGATCTGAGGACCATTCGGTCTGGGCACTTCCTGTTCCCCAGTCGGGCGAGGTCATGGCGTCTTCCAGTTCTTCTTGATGCTCCCGGTAACCCAGCGGAGTGCCGGGACGCCCAGCTTGAAGATAATGAGGATGACAGGGTTGACCACCGTCTTGAGCAGCGATCCCGTGGACCCGATAACGGCAGAGAGGATGACCGCCCGTCCCCTCAGGGAGGATGCCGTTGCCGCCGCCGATGCTGCCAGGGTCCGTGTCATCTTGCGGATAGCGGATGCGGTGACCTGGAACTGCGCGGACAGCGCCCTGCCAGCACGCCGTGTCATGGCTCCCGTAGCGGTTGCCGTCGCGAGCAGCACCACCAGTTTCGCCTTGATCATCGACACCGAGGCGGGCAGTACGACTACCGCAGAGATGATCTTCCCGGGAACGCGGATTGCCGATCCCGTCACGGTCGCCAGTGCGGTTACCAGCTTCCCGGTCCTGGAGGACACGGACCCTCCGGCTGCTGCGAGCGCGGTCACGATCTTGCCGGTGCGGATGGTGACGGTCCCGTAAGTCACGACCGCCGCCGCGAGTGCCACGATTCTCGCCTTGATCGCCACTACCGAGGAAGTGACTGCCGTGAATGCCGCTACCGTCCTGGAAGCCGAACGCTGCGTGCTCGCAGTCAGTACCGCGAAAGCCTGCAGGATCCTTCCGGTGCGGGCACTGGTGCTCCCGGTGACTGCGCCTGCTGCGCTGAGCTGCTTTCCTGCCGAGCGGGTCAGTGTTCCTGTCACGGCGCTGAATGCCGCCAGGGAGAGCAGTTTCACCTTGGTAATGCCCAGCAATGCAGTTATTGCCGTAGCGGCAGCCAGGGACCTGCTCACGCCGCGCACCGTGGCGGGAGTTACCGCGAGAATCCCGCTCAGCGTCCTTGCAGTGCGGGAATTCACCGTCCCGGTAATAACTGCCTGGGCGGCGAGGGAAACGAGCTTGGTCTTCTGTGCTGCCGTCGAGGCAAATATCGCCAGCTGTGCGGAAATCGTCCTGGCGGCATTCCTGGACGCTGACGCGAGCACGGCGGCTGCTGCGGAAATACCCCGTCCTGCCTGTCTCGTCACTGTTCCGTACGTGACAAGAACACCCGTGACAAGCTTGCCCAGAGACCGGGATACGGTGCTCGCGACCACGGCGAGCGCGACGAGAATCCGCCCTGCCAGCATCTGCACCGAGCCGGGCGCGGCAACTTGCGCGTTCAGTGTCACCGGGGTCACTACGGTACTGACCTGGTACGACACCGGCATCGCAGGGATGTACTGGAATGCCATCGGGGACTGCCGTCCCGGAGGGTTCAGGATGAACGGCGGTGGTGAGCCAGCCGCCGCAGGGATCAGGAACAGGATCGCACTGCCATCATGCGATTCAGCCGCAGGCGCATGAGTCGCCGTATAAGACTGCGCCGACTGCGCTACCGCGCTGTTCGTATCGGCGATCTCATTGCCGAACCACACCGAGGACACGCCTGCGCTGTTATTCGCATCGACACGCTCGGTCTGCGCCCCGTCCGGGGTCCACGTAATGTTCTTGTTCCCGGACGTGGAAGTCCGCACAGCGAAGAACCCGACAGCCCACCGGTCGCCCGCTGTCGGGGTAGCCGTTGGAGTCGGGACCGCCGTCCGGGACGTCGTGCCGTTCGTCGCGATTGCGGACTGCTCATCGAAACTGACCGTATCGACGCCAGTCCATGATGCCCAGACCAGCTCGGCATGCGCCGTAGTCGTCCACGACACCGTGAACGTCGTATCGCCCGCCTGCTTGAGCCTGCGGAGCACCGCATACTCAGCGGTCGTGCTATCAGCGGCACCCTGGACCGTCGTCCAGCCCGTCGCCGCAATCGACGGTGCTCCCGCGTTAGAAGACCCGACCGCGACCCACGCATAGCAGACCGCGCCGACCGTCGCCGCCGTGATGTCGAGAGAAGCCGAAGTTACTCCGGTGGTAACCGGGGTACTGCCGGAGTTGTCAAAAGCTATCGCCACAGACCCCTCCTAGCCAGGAGGAACCTCCCGTTAGTCCAGTGCCTCGATATCCCAGTTGGTGCACTGGATGCTTGCGTTGGCCCCGGCGAGAGTCGCCCGGAGGCAGATGCCCTGGGCGGAGGTGGTGTCAATCTGAGTGGCGGTCGCCCCGGAGGCGGACGGGAGTCCTACCATCGTGCAGTTCGCCGTGCCGATAGCCGGGGCGGTGCTCGTCGCGATGAACATCACCGCTTCCGTCAGCAAGGTGTTTACTCCTGACCCGATTGCCGTACAAGTGATGAAGCCCTTCAGCTGCCACGGCAGCCCGGTCAGGGTGCCCGTCCCCGTCGCCATGCCCGCTGAGGTAGCAAGCGTCGTCGGGGTGGACGTTGCCAGCAGCACCGTCAGCGTCGTGGAGGTGCCCGTGGTCGTGATGAACCCCTGCGCGGTGACCCGCAGGGTAAGACCGGGGTAGAAGAAGTTCGCCGGGAGAGTGAAGTCCTTGCTTCCGCCTGCCTGCGGGCTGATCGTCGCGGTGGTGGCGGTGTTGAGAAGCGTGCCACTTGACGTCTGGAACGTCGTCGCGTTATCGAGAAGGGAAACCCAGCTCTGGGAAGCCATGCCAGTTCCTTATCCGGTCACGAAATTCACGTCGATATCCGGGTCGCCAGCCTGCACGCGGGCTTCTTCCGCGATAGCTTCGCGAATCGCATGGTTAGAATCTCCGTAATTGAAGATTACGGAACCGCTGGTAGAGACGTCCGGATCAGTCGTATTGTCCGGATTAACGACTACGAGCGAGTAAGACACGATACCGTGATCACCACGGCCTACTGAAGTAATTGCAACATACGCCTTATGCGCCTGAGCCACATAGCCCCTTAGTTGGTATAGATACCACTCTAGTTACTAACTGGTTACGTTCACGGACCAGGTGAAAGCAATGGAATCCGAGGAGTTCAGCGCCAGCGCCTGGAAGCCCGCATGGGCGAACATATCCCCGTTGCCCGGGTTGGATGCGCCCGCACCGGGGATGTTCCCGAAAGTGAGGACATCGCCGGTCTTCGCAGTTCCCGCAGTGGAGTTGTTCTGCGCCCGGGTGATGTTCCAGACATTGCTCGCGGCAGTGGAGGAAATCAGGATGACCTCGTTATTCATCTGGTAATACTGCCCGGCAAGAGCCCCGGAAGTGTTTACGGTCAGTGCGGCGGCGCCTGCGGTGACGTTGGAAGTAGTCACCGTGAACACGGCGGGCTTGGTGGCGGTCATTACCAGGAACGATTCCCCGACGCTCTCTCCTGTAGAGGCGGTAATCGTGCCGGTAAAGCTGGTCACGACCGTGCCGGAAGCGGCGAC